TGAATTATGTAAATTATATGTGTGTCCTGATTGTTTTGAAATCATTGGATACAACAAACAAGATAATGAACATATATGTAATGAAGATAATTTGAAAAGTGCCGAATTGATCAAAAAGGAAACAAAAGGCTGTCCTAAATGTGGAGTGCGAATTTTTAAGATTTCGGGATGCGACCAAATGTGGTGTACAGAGTGTAAAGTAGCATTTAGTTGGAATAGTGGTAAAATTGTTAGTAATGGCGCTATTCATAATCCTCACTTTTATCAATATATGCAAAATAATAATGCTGGTCTTGCGCCTAGAAATCCAGGTGATGTTTTATGTGGTGGTTTGTTATCTATACATAATTTAAAGTTTATTCAAGCCCATTTAACAAAAGCTTCGTCGGTTGTTAATGCTAATATGGACGAATTTGTTGGGCTTTTGATTTCAAACGTAACAATTAGAAATTTTATTCAAAATTTGAAGGTTAAGCCGGCGCGCTATTTTGTTGATTTTGATCTGTATAATGCTTTAAGTAATAAAGATTTGATGGAAGATCTAAAAATCAAACTTTCAGAAACCTCCATTTTTGCGATTTTGAATACACAATTGTCTAATCTTCATCGCGTTGTTAATCATATTACAAATGTAGATTTGGAGAATTGTAGGCGAATAGTCAGGCAGTTATTGAACCATGATCAAGTAACTGTGCAATATATTTTAAATCGCAAGTCAAAAGAGGATTTGGCAAATGCTATTTATAGGAATGATAATGAGAGAAAAAAGAATGTTGAAAAGTTGAATGTATATGAATTATTAAGTGTTGTGGGTATTGAGCGTTTTAATGAATTAAATGAGAATTTCAAATTTACCTCGGGATTGAGTGTTAGTTTAATTGTGTCTTTTATACATAAAATAGTTAAGTTATTTAATGAATATAATCAGCTTATTGAGTATTGTAACAATCAGCTTATTACAATTAGTTATACATTAGGATTGTGTGTAAGCACAATTATATTTGATGATTATAGTTATGCTAGTAAAAGCAATAAATTTACCTTAAGCGACTATAATAAAATCAAAAATGCTCATGGTCCTATTCCTGATCCTGGTCCTGGTCCTAGCGAAGAAGCTTCATGTAGTTATATTGATAATAAATAAATAATAATTTGTTTTTGTTTATTTTAAGTAATAGCCTTTAATATGTTTTGTTGCGTAGCAAGAGGGAGAATAGTGCCCTTTTCTACCGCACCGATAACAAGACATACTATTAACGTCATTGCTATGTTTTGAAGCACATTTTTTTTCATGGTACATGCATTTGCTTTCTTCATCAAATTCCTTTTCGCAATAATTACATACCCAAACTTCCTCGTATGTCTCATCACTTAACCCTTCACTGGTTTCGCAATGGACACACTCATTTGCAAAATGTCCTGCTTCTCCACAAGTAAAACATTTATTATTTGTACTATTACTCATATGTGTTAAAAAGTCAGTTGTTGATTTATCTAAATTTACTTTAACAAATGACCCTCCGCGAACATTAGCAATTCCATATTTATCCATATATTGCATTGTATACTTGTCTTCATCATAATCATCTTTATTTTGTAAAATTTTAATTACTTTTAGTGGTTTATATTTTTGTGTCCATGCAGAACCATTACCATTGCAGTGATTTTCTAATCTAAATTGTGGATTGTTTGTTTTTCCAATATAATATTTTCCTTGCTCTAATTTGAGAACATATATACAAACCATTTTGCTATATTATTATTGTTGTTTTTAAATAATAATAATATAAAAAATAAATTATAAAACAAGTCAATTTTATGGTGTGTTTATTTTAATTTTTGTTTTATAATGTCTAATGTTGATTTATCTAAAATTACATTGTTATATGATCCTCCGCGAACATTAGCAATTCCATATAGTTTCATTAAGTTTATTGTAACAATGTCTTCTTCGTAATCATAACAATCTTCTATAAATCTCATTAATTTTAATGGTTTATATTTTTGTGTCCATGATGCATTATTATTATTTAAATAAGATTGTAATGTAAAATTTTTATTAGTTGTTGTTCCTACATAATATTTTTCTTCTGCTAATGACAATATATATATATTGATCTTTTTATTATCTGTTTCTTTGACATCTGTTTCTTTGACATCAACTTCTTTGACATCAGTTTTGTCTTTAACATCTACATATTTCTCTAAGAAATCGTCTAATGTTATTATTTCTATTGTTCCTATTTTTTTGGCGTTTTCGACTTTTGTTGAATTGCTTAAGCTGTCACCTATTATTAAAATGTTTGTGGTTTTTTTAACAGATGTTTCAATAATTGGTCCAAATTTAGTAAGTAATTTTTCCAATTCTTTTTTTGTATATTTTGACGATTTATCAAAGTCTGAAAATACAATTATTTTATTTTTTAAAGCATGATCTGGTTCTTTGGGTTGTGTTGGTTGTGTTTGTGTTTGTGTTGGTTGTGTTGGTTGTATTGTTTGTATTGTTGGTTGTTGCGTTTGATAATTAGGCTTAATTGATGTTATAAATTCAACAAATTCGGGTATTGCTTTTACAAATTGCAATGCTGTTTTTTCTCCCACACCTTCAACTGCATTAACCTTACTTATTTTTTCTTCATCGCTTGCGCCAGGAATTAAAATGTTTGGCTCTGCTTTTAAAATTGCATTTATTGTTCGTTCAGCTAAACCGCGTCCAAATATATTGGATGCAGCCGCAATTTTTGCTATGCTTGCTTCTTCTAGTTGTTTTTGGATAGATGTTTTGATTTTTGTAGCCATCTTTTTTTGGAAACCTTCAACCTTCATTAGGTCTTCGCTAGATAAATTTATTATTTTAATGATTGAATTTGCGCCGCTATTTATAATTTTTTCAATATTTTTCTCGCCTAGTCCTTCGACTTCTAAGTCTTTAAAGAATTTAGCTATTGATTTTACATTAACTCGCGGATCGGATTTTATATTTTTCAGTATAATATCCACATTTGTAGCATTCCATACATAATCATATTCGTCAGTGCTGGGCATTATTGGTTTTTGTGCGGGCACTATTACAGATGTAATTTTTGGTATTACATCTCCGCTTCTTGTTAGACTTACTAATGCTCCTAATCCAATATTGTTGTCTACAATAAATCGTGCATTAATACCGGTTGCGTATGTTATTGTTACGCCGCCAATTGTAACGGGTTCAAATTGGACCCGTGGTTTTAATAGTCCATCTTTTGATACTGACCAAAGCACGTCTAATACTTTTGCTTCTATTACTTGGTCTGTTAATACCATTTTAAAAGCAAAAGCGTGTTCGGGGTTTTTGCTTTTACGATCATGTAAATTATCGTCAATGCAAATTATGCCGTCAATAGAATATGCGTAAGTGGTTCTAAATTCGATTAATTTATTGGATAAATAGTCGTTTGTTAATTGCTCATAGTTTAATGCTTGAATATTTTTAACACTTATTACGTTTAATTCTGCCAATTTATTATATTGTTCTGATGGTTTTAGATTTTGGGGCATTATTACTTCATAACCTACAAAATCTATATCTTGTAATATGTCTTTTTCTAATTGTGTTAGTTTTTTGCGATTGACTAGTCCGGCTATGAAATTTCGCGAATTGCTAAATTGGCCTTTATATTTAAGTTTGAAAGTTTCTTCTTTGATCATTAATTCGCCTCGCAATGTTATGTTGTTTTCTTTTGGCAAGTTTAAATATGGGAGCAGGTGATTAATCAAAAAGCCGAATTTGCCGTCGCCTTTTTTGTATAAATTTGGACTACCTGTTTCTGTGCTGTATAGTGCGCTTACACCGTCGACTTTTGCCGATATTACATAGGGTCCTTTGTATGTTTGTTTGAATTTTGTTAGCGCGTTTGTATCGGGTTTTATTTTATCCATTGACCACATTTCATAAGGGAGTTTTACTTTTGTGTTATCATTTTTTATTTGTGTTTGTTGGTCGTTTGCTAGGGCATTTGATGGGTCTTTTTTCAAAATATATTCGCGCAATATGTCATATTCGTTGTCTGTTAATAAACTGCTTTCTTTAAGTTCTGAAATATAGTAATTATCGATAGCTTCTTGTAGCATTGCTGTTAATTCTTCTAATGATAATATTGCTAATGCTGTTATACCTTGTGATTTAAATTTATTTAGATTTTCTAGGATTGCTTCTTTGATTTTTTTTGTATACTTTTTAAGTGTTTGGGCTTTTGAGTTGGGCATTTTAATTTTTAATGTATCTTTTTTGGCTGATGTTGGTTTTACATCTTGTGTTTCTGGTGCTGGTTTTACATCTTGTATTTCTGGTTCTGGTTTTACATCTTGTATTTCTGGTGTTGGTGCTGGTTCTGGTTTTACTTCTTGTGTTTCTGGTGTTGGTGCTGGTTCTGGTTTTACTTCTTGTGTTTCTGGTGTTGGTGCTGGTGCTGGTGCTGGTGCTGGTGCTGGTGCTGGTGCTGGTGCTATTGCTTCTTGCTTTACTTTAATTTTTTCTTCTATATGTTTTTTTATTTCTTCAATAGGTAAGGTTAAAATTACTGAATGCTCGTCTATTCTGTCTTGTGGCTCTTTATATTCCATACATAAGAAATCGAAAATGTCTTTTTCTGTTTTGAATAACAAATTTTGAATTTTTTCTTGCTTTGCTTTTGTTGTGTGTATTACTTTATAAAATCCATGTTCGCTTAATGTTAAATCTAGATTTAAGGCATGTTGTCTTGTCGCTGTGTTAAAATCTTTTGATCCTGTAAAATAAAGTAATGTAAAAGCGTACTCTTCTTGTGGGGCATATAGAAAATCTAATCGGCGCGGAATAGATCCTTCTTTTGGTAGCTTTCCTATTGTTAGGGTTTTTGTTTCTCCACTTGACAATGCTTCGATTAATATATTTTTTGAAAATAATTTTTCTATGAATTTAGCAAAAACGGTTTTATTATTATTGTAAGACGTGCATATTAAATCAATGTCTCCTGAATTCTCTGCTTTTCGTCTGTAACTGCCCGCAATTTCAAATTTATGATTTTCTTCTAATTCGCCATTTTCAATT